GCACTGCCAGTGCACCCCCGAGGCCCTACCTTCACGCTTTCTCACTGCAACAACCTGGTTTACCAGGTAGCAGTTAGAATCTGTGATGGTAGGAGTACCTCAAGAGGACTGTTGTCCCCCACTGCGCGTACTATCCGTGGATAGCCATAGATAGCGCCATCAGACCTTAAACAGTCTGATGCCATGAGCAATAACCTCCCGTATTAATAGGGAGTTGCCCACCTGACCTTGATGTTGACGGAGTCAGGGCGTCCAGAACGCTCTAGATGCTTCCTGTCAGCAATTGGCAAATCGCCGCGTTTAAGGAAGTTCTTAAGCAAAGCAGGGTGGCCGTCGATAGAATTTATCGGCAACGCACTACGAGTTACAACGCCCTTAACAAGGGGGCGATGCAGCTCGGGGCAGTTCCGTGTCCCTTGATAAGGGAGATAGGAACGCCTGCCATGAATAGGAGAGTCTTCCTCAACAATCGGGAACGGAATTAACTTCCGAATCTCGATGTCAAGGAATCTCGCGAACTGCCACAGACCTAGTTCATAAAACTGGTTTCTGGAAGCAATGAGCGAAATAATCTCCTGAGCATTCCGCCGTGAGGCGGGGAACTTGCGACGAAACTTGACTGGTGTTACATCAGTCCCGTCGTAGTAATCTCCACCACATGACTCTCTGAACTTGCCAGTCCAAAAAGACTTGTTAGAGTTCACCTTCAACCCGAAGGCTTCGAGTGTCTCTATCACGGTATGCGTATATTCTACGGGAACGATTATATCGTCACCGTAGACGCGCACCTTACCGCAAAAGTGACGTAAGTCACTCCAGCGGATTTGGCGGTTGAGGTCTCTTTCTATTGCAACAAAAACTATGGTTAAGAAAACCATAGCCTCTATTGGGAAGCAGAGACCTGATCCCATAGAAGCGTATTTGGCTAGGGGAATAACCCCATGACCATCTACGTCTGCCGTTCGAGAACGAGTTGCATCCACTGCCTCTGCTAAATGAGGAAAGCGGTGCAGCAAGTTCTTTACATGCAGAAAGGAGACACGATCGGAGGCTTCACTAAGATCTAGTGTTGCCAAGCTTCCATCACTGGAGGCCTTCCGAGCCATGAGTCTGTTAGGCTCTTGGTGTTCGAATCCAATCATCTGACTGATCCAGTTGGGCGAGAGGTCGTTAAGACGTCGCCGTTCCAGCTCAGTTACCAGAGATTCCATTATGGCCTGTTGCATATATTGCATATGCGCGGGTTCCATAGCGATTATTCTGGGTGTCTTCATCGTTTTAGGTACAGAGATCACCTTTACAGGTTGCTCTGCGCCGGGATCCTGGAGTTCAACATGATCAAGGAGGCTGTGATGCCTCCAATTGGCAAGGAGATATTCCCCGCTAGGGAAACATTCTTCAAGCCTCTGAGTCCAAGTATGCATTCGGTACTTCTGGTTTCCCAGAAGCCGATCTGCAGTGGACCCAGGACCATGCTTTGGTACAAGCCGTCCATAGAAGACGTTTTCGTCAACGACGGAAGCGGCCCGTGCCCAAAGTGTAGTTGACATCCTTTGAAAGGATATAAGGAGATCATTACTGATCCTCTCGTCAGCTAATTGAACATCCAGTTCACACTGGACATACTGTCGCATAGCTTGAGCCTTGCGTCTATCAGACACAGGAAGCTCAACTTTGCTAAATAGGCAACAAAGTTGCCTAACAGCAAAGATAGCATCTATGCTAGGTTCGTCCAGCAACAC